AATAATTAAAACTAAAAAAAAAAAGGAGACGTTATGACAGAGGCAAATGCAATTGGAGGTTTAACGGTGGAAGATGTCAATGCTATTCAAGATGAGATGAATAAGATTGGTGAAGATGATGGTAGTGATGCTGCAGCTGCAGAAGCTAAAGCCGCTGAAGATGCCAAGCTTGCAGAAGCTAAGGCAGCAGAAGATAAGGCAAAGGCTGATGCAGATGCTAAGGTAGGTGATGATGGTAAAGCTAAAGAAGATGATAAGGGTGATGATAAAGATGCTGACGATAAGCTTGATGTTATTAGAGAGCTTAAAGAGCAAAACCGTCAGATTAATGAAGCCCTTAAAAAGATTACTAGCGACTATCAGAAGCTGCATAAAATAATGCTGGATAAGGGTGTTATTTCTGAAGAGGAAGATAAAGCTTCGAAAGATGAACAAGAAGCTTTACAAGCTGCCTTTGCAGAAAGACAAAACAAACTGAACGAAATGGTTGCGATTATGGAACTCAATCCTAGTTATGCTGACGTTCGAGATGTTTGTACACAAGGTAACTTTGAAGACATCATTGATGCTTTTTCAAGATACTATGTGAAAGAGAACGGTGGGAGCACTAAAGAAGTAGCTGCTCGAATGGAATCTGAAATTTGGCAAGAGGTAAATCCTTACAAGAAAATTTACGAATTGGTAAAGAGATATCATCCGAGATATGCTAAAGCTGATGAGGGTGGTAAGGATGATGCTGCTAAGAAAGCTGAAGCAGATGCTAAAAAATTGGCTGCAGAAGCAGATGGTACAAAGGAAAAGAAACCAGTAGATACTACACCTTCTGCTGCTAATATCGGTTCAGGTGGAAGTGGTGCAGGAAGTGGCGGATGGACTGCTGCTAAGATAGACGCACTGGATGAAGATGAATTATCAACAGTTCCAAAAGATATTTATGATAAATATCTTGCGAATCAACTTAATTAATGGAGGAAGTTGAAATGGCTGATACCCCTAAGACTCAATTTTTAACAAACGATAATCTTACCCGTAAGAAATGGGCACGAGATTTATTTAGTATCATTCTACCTGCAGTTGAAATCAACTCGCTGGTAGGTAAAGACAGTAATTCAATTGTTCAGTTACGCACAGAACTTGCTAAAGGTGAAGGCGACCAGATTACGTTTGGTATTCGTTTGCCTTTGGTTGGCGAAGGTGTTGTCGGTAACGATACAGTTGAAGGAAATGAAGAGAAACTTCGCTTCAAAGATTTCAAAATGACCATCGAAGAACTCAACCATGCGGTTGATACTGGTGGCAGAATGGAAGAGCAGAGGGTTCCTTATAACCTGATGCAAGAAGGCAAGAATGGTCTGCAGGATTGGTGGGTTGAGAAACTCAATACCTATCTGATGGCAGTTCTCTGCGGTGATACAAGTTATCAGATTGTTGCTGGTAAGTTCTTCGCGACAGCAATCACTGCACCTGACACAGGTCATCATATTCTTGCCAATGACGTTGCGGAAGCTTCAATGACATCAGCTGATGTTATGGATCTTTCCATGTTGGATAAGATGAAGCAGCGTGCAGAAATTCCTGCAACTGGTTGTTACAAACTGCGTCCTCTTAAACTGGGCGGGAAGAATTACTGGAGAGTTATTCTTCACAACTATGTTTTCGACCAACTTCGTCAGAATACTAACATAGGTCAGTGGGGTGACTTGCAGCGTGCTGCTAATAAACTCAATGTCCCGCAGACAGAGATTGAGTATAACGGTATGCTGATTTCCAAGAGCGAATACATTCGTAAATCTCCAGATAATTCAAACGTATATCGCAATCTGTTCCTTGGTTGTCAGGCTGCTGTGTGGGCTTGGGGTGGTGCTGGTGAAAGCAAATCAACCACGATGGCTTTCGTTCCTTACACCAAAGACGCAGAACGCTTTGTCATGATTCGTGGAGGTGGTATTTTCGGTGCTGCTAAACCTATCTTCGACGGCAAAGACTACGGTGTTATCGTAGGAAGTTCTTGGGGCGCAGCGATTTCCTAAAGGAGGAATTAACTAATGGCTAATATCGATGCTTACACACACAAAGCCGCTGATAATTTTAGGCTTGAAGCAAGCAAATTAATGTTGGCTCCTGCTGACGGAACTTACAATGTAATTAAGCTTCCCCATTATGCTTTCGTTTTCGACTGCTGGATTCAGATTGTCACAGCGTTTACTGTAAATGCAACAGTCGAAGTAGGTTGGCTTGGTAATGGTGAAGTTGCTGTTACAAATGGTTTCATTACTGATGGTATTGCAGACCCGACTGTAGTTGGTTTAAAGAGAGCATTTAATATTGCTCTTACTACATTCCCAGGCAAATACTTCTCAGGTGGTCAGGGAGCTGTAACCGTAACAGTTGCTGATGTAGATGGCACTGTTGGAGATTTCAGAGTTTTTGTACAATATTCAGTTATTTATCCGTAAGGGAGGATTTTAAAAATGGCAGATGTTACTATTATTCAAGATGTTCGTCGTACAGATGAAAGAACAAACGTACTGGGAAATCCGTTCTGGCTTTCTTCTGGTTTGGTAGATGCTTCTGCATCAGCAGCGATTGATGACAAGTATGTTATATTGTTCTCGTTCCCGACTGCTGGTCAGTTCATCTTTATTGAACAGGTTATTGTTGAGGTTATACTGGCATTCACTGCTGGCACAACCTTCAGCGTAGGTCTTTGTTCTCTGGCTACTAACGCTATCACAACCGGTGGCGTTGGTACTACTATTGATGATGATGAGTTTGTAGAGGCTGCCGATATTACAGCAACAACTGCGGGTTATTATCATCCTGCTTCCGCAACAGGCAATGATTGGTTGACTGCTAAGATTGCTGCTGTTCCGACTGCTCCGTACATGCTTACAGGTGCTGCAACTACTGTTCCTGCAGTCATGATGATAGCTGCTAATGCAGGAACTGTTGCGGCTGGCAAGTGCAGAATTCATATGCTTGTTAACAAATTTGCACAGTAAAGTCAAAAATTGACGTTGATTGAAGGAGTGTCAGATGACATATAAAGAAATGCAAGATGAGGTACTAAGTCTTTTAATGGACCAAAGTTCATTAATACTCAGTGGTGTGCCAAATTATATAAATACAGCTATTCAGCAAATTGCTGAAGATGTGCGATTTCCTGAATTGCGACAAGTCAGTAGCGTAACAACGAGTACGACAACTTACTACGTTAATATGCCAACTGGCTTTTCAAGTAGACTTAAGTACGCTGGTGACAGTGATGGCCAGTATATCATACTCGATACCTTGGAAGAACTTATAGAGTTATATCCTGCACTGGATGAAACTGGAGATATACAATATGTCCACTGTAGTGGAAGCATACTATACTACCAGCCGATTCCTACAGTTGCAGCGACTGTAACCTGTATAGGGTATCATGTTCCTGCATTGCTTGTATCTGATTCTGACACTCCTTCTTTTATCCCAGAATTTCTGCAAAGAGAAACTATTGTAAATAAAGCTGCGGCTATAGGGTATAGTTTTATTGAGGATGGTACTGAGGGGAATAAAGTAAATACATCTTTATTCACACAGTTATATTTGAACGGACTTAACAAAATGCGAGAGTATGCTAGTCGAAGAAGGTCTGTTGTAAGCAGGTCAACATGGAGTGTTTAAATGGCTAAGTATGTGAGATTGTTTCAAGACTGTCTTGGACTTAACAATGCAGTAAGTCCTACGAAAGGAAAATTTAATACTGACACAGGAGCAGGAGAACTATCTGTTGCTGTCAATGTTAATATTCTTGACGATGGAGCTATTGAACGAAGAAACGGTATAACTGCTACTGCTGAAACTGGTAATGTAGAGTCTATTTGGACAGGTAGTAATGGAACTTTTATTGTTAAGAATAATTATATTTGTAAACTTAACAATGACTTTACATCTACGCCTATTGTCGCAGTAACAAGTCATGAAGTATCTTACTGTGACGTGCAGGATGCTACGTATTTCTGTAATGGAACTGAGAAGGGAATCATCAAAGGAACAACAGTAATTCCTTGGACGTTTGATATGGCTACACAGTATGCAGGTCCGTCTACTGTAAAAACATTTTCTAGTCCTCCAGTGGCAAAGCATGTAGATCTATATAACGGAAGAATGTATTTAGCTGTTGATAGTTTACTATTCTTTTCAGAGCCATTTGGCTATAGTATGTATGACTATGCTCGCGGTTATTTCTGGTTTGAGAATACTATTACTGGAGTTAAATCTATTACAGATGGCATTTATGTCTACACAACAAATGCTGTTTACTTTTTAAATGGTACTAATCCTGATGATATGCAGTTAATAAAAGTATCAGACTATCCGCTAATTCCTGGTACGCTAGTAAGAGTGACAAGCGATAATATTAATATTCAAATAAGTACATATTCTGAACTTCATAATAATATAGTTATATGGACAGCTCAGAATGGAATTTATGTAGCTTCGAATAATGGCTATATAAAAAATGTTACTGATGGAAGATTGTGGTTGCCGCCTGTTGCATCAGGATGCGCAGTATACCATAATAGAAGATATATTGTATTTCTAAATAAATAGGGAGGAACTAACATGGCTTTAAAATTTTCAACTTGCTTAAGAAATAAAATTCTTGGAGCAGCACCAGAAAGAGGAATAAATCTTATTACTGGTACAGGAATAGCAGCAGTAGATGGCGGTGCAGGTGCTGATTCTTTTACTGACACAGGTAATGGTTTTATTGATGCTGGATTTTCAGTAGGTGATGCAGTAATTGTATACGGATTTACTGGTGGTATGGCTGCAATCCACGGACCTTTTACTTTAACATCAGTAGTTGCTGGAACAATGGAAGTAGCTACAGGATTACTTGCTGGTGATGAAGCAGGTGAAACAGTTACTATTGTTGGTATTAAAGGTGGTTCATTAAAAGATATTTTTAAAGATGGCGTTTTAAAGATTTATAACGGGACTCAGCCAACAAGTCCTGATAATTCTATAGGCGGAGCAACTGCCTTAGTAACTATTACAGTAAGTAATGGTGCATTTGTTCCCGGTGCTGTAGCAAATGGTCTCGAATTTGGAATACCAGCACTTGGAGTAATTTCAAAAAATACTGAAGTGTGGAGCGGAGTAGTTGCAGCAAGTGGTACTGCTTCTTGGTACAGGTTTTATGCTAACGCTGCTGATGCTGGTGGAGCAGATACTACATACATATATCCAAGAATTGATGGAGCAGTAGGAACAAGTGGTAGAGAACTTAATATGACATCTGTGTATTTAACTGCTGGTGCGTCGTGTACTGTAGATTCTTTCTCGATTACTTTACCTGAGTCTTAAGGAGAATAACAATGAAAAGTAAATTACCGGTAAAATTTAATGTTGATGCTGATGTGCTGAAAGGCGGAAAGATTGGTGCTGCGCTTCCAATAGGAACATGGTGGGAGTTTGAGCATGTTAGAGCTGGTAAAGTTATTGATGCATGGGAACAGAAAAATGTAACAACTACTGAAGGAAGAAATAGATTACTGAATGTAATGTTTAATAGCGCTGCGCAAATTACCACTTGGTACTTGTGCATATTTAGTAATGACTATGTATCTTTAGTTGGTGATACTTATGCTGTCCCAGGTTACACAGAAGTAACATCAACGATAGATGAAGCAACCAGACCTGCGTTTACAGTAGTAGATGCTACAGCAAGTGTTATAACCAATACAGCATCAAAAGCAACATTTACAGCTAATGCATCATTTGTTGCATATGGAGCTGCTTTGGTCGGCGGTACAGCTGCTAATACACAAACAAAAGGAGATACAGCAACTGCTGGATCTGTATTATTTGCAGCTGCAAAATTTCCTACATCAAAGTCATTAGTGGATGATGATATATTAGTTGTATCGTGTACACTTACTTTAACCGATGTATAGGAGTTAGCAAATGGGTTTTCCAGTAGACACAGCAAATACTAAATCACTCATACACTTTAATGGGTATCATAACCAAGCAGGAGTGTTTGATTGGTCTGGTAAAGTATGGACAGTGTATGGAAATGCTAAACTTGACGCTGGAAATAAAAAGTATGGAAATGCTAGTCTATTTCTTGATGGTAGTAGTTATATCTATACAGCTGACCACACAGACTGGACACTAGGATCTGGGCCGTTTTCTATTGAAGCTTTTGTGAAGCCGTTTAGCATTGCTGGAGTTAGTTACTGGGATGCGACAAGCAGGTCATACTGCATAGCATCTAAGTATCAAGACGCTAACAACTACTGGCAGTTTTACATTGAAAAGCAGAAAGATAAAGCAGACCCCCGAAGCACAGGATTGCATTTTGATTTTTACTGGTTAACTTTTATTGCTGTGTCTAACGGCACAACAGTAGCTTTTGCCAAAGGACTCCTTAACAACTATAGTTATCCTTCAAGTTGGGTACAGTCGTTGTGGAATGAGTTACAATTGCCTGAGCATTTGCGTACCAATGACTGGGATACTTTAAATTTTTCTGAGTATAATTTTAACCATGTAGCTGTTGTGAGTACAGGAAGTGAATTAAAGTTATTTTTTAACGGTATGCCTGTCTATAACTATGTGCTTGATTATGTTTACTCTGATGGCTATGTTCCAGTAGGTGGTAATAACATAACAGCAAATTTATCTGGGCCTATTGTAGACGACACAGGAATGGTGTACATTGGCAGAGGTTATCCAAGTTTATCTGGCGCAACAGTAAATTTTATTGGGTATATAGATGAGTTTAGATTTGTAAAAGGTGTTGATTTATTTACATCTTTATATCAATCATTAGGTACTGTTATGCCTACATCGGCTTATGTAAAGTATGGAGTAGATGATGAATACACTACGATGTTACTTCATTTTGATACTAATTATATTGATACAGCTACTGGTAATAGTTACGTTAGTAAGAGCGCTACAACTTTATTGACCAACACAAGTTATATGTGGGTTAAATCTGTCACTGTGCCGACTGGTGCGTCTATAACTTATGCAAGAGAATCTCCATCTCTGTACAACACAGTTGCAGGGCAACCAGTGCGTATGAACAATATAGATTTTTGGTGGAACGTTCCTACACTACCTACGAATGGCAAAACATTAGTTGTTTTTATAGAGCAAGGAGCATCTGTTTTTGGCGGTGGTAGTTTATCACTTGGAATATATTTCGCTTTAACTAATACTGATGAGTCATATTATTACACCATAAGAGTCAACAGTATAAACTATTCAATGTTAATTCCAGATGGCCTTATTGCAGATACTTGGTATCATGTTGGACTTAGTTTTGATCCAGCTAATGCAGTTGTACACATTGGACACAGTGGTAAATATTTAGGTTCTATGGCATCTTCGCAGTATATTGATGCTAGGTATCCGCATAGAAATATTCTATTTGGATACTATGCAGGAGCTAGTACATCTATTACTTCCTATATAGACGAGGTTAGAGTGTCTATGGATTGTCTTAGATACACAGCAGATTATATTGTAAACAACGAAGAGTATGGTACTACTATTAGCAACAGAGAACTTAATGAAGCAATGATGATAGGAGATGAGTTTGAAACTAACTTTAGAGAAGTTAGTGATGCAATGACTATAGGTGAGGCATTTATTGCTGGATACCAGTATGATGTACTATTAGATGAAGAAGCATCTGTAGCATATACTACTAACGCAGAATATGTAAAGCAAATTTCACCCAGTGCTTCAGCAAATTTTACACTTGATTCCACTACACTAATAACCAAAAGAGATTTTTCTTTTTCAGTAGAAGAATTTATTGACTCGTATAAGTACTACATTTTAGCTGGAGCAGCAGAAACTCCTGTGTTTATAGGAACAGGGCAATGTGGATTTGCAGCAGATTTTTATTTAGAAGTAGCACCTTTTACTGGCGATGGATTCTGTGGCGCTAGAGCTGATAGTAATGATAGTCCTATATTTACTGGTAACGGTCAAGCAACGTTAAAAAATTACATTGATTGCAATATGGTAGTTGATTCTCCAGTATTTGAAGGAACTGGTTATGTGTTAGTTGGAGTGTTGTGCACACACAGTGCGGTAATGCCAACATTTGACGGTAATGCAACTATGCTGCATAACATAACTATGACACAAGCAACAACAATGCCAGTCTTTATAGGATACGGAGATGCTGTTGTTCCTGAAACTCATACAGAAGAGGGTATAACAGAATTTGATAACTATATTCTTTGGCATGAGCATGAAGGATTTGTATGCTATCACAGAGTTAAAATGCCATTACTAACTGGAACAGGGAGTGTAAGTTAATGAGTAAATTAGGAGTTGTCTTAAATACATATAACGTTCGTCTATCACAGTACATGAATTTAGATGTACAGGGAGTCGCTGTTGTAAACGGAGAATTAGTAATATGTAATGCTGATGGAATATTCAGAAATACTGGAGAGAGTGATAATGGTATTGATATCAGAGCATGGTTTAAAACATTCACTACTGATCTTGGAATAACTAACAAGAAGAAGATGCGAGCAATTGTTATCAGTGGTGAGTTTGAAGGAAACCTTATGGTTACTCCGATCTTCGATGACGATGAAGCAGAAAATCATATCATACCTGCTGAGGATTCTCGTTATCAAAGAACTTATCGTGTACCAGTTAATCATGACCACAATGGAATGACAGTTGGCGTTAAAGTAGAAAATATAAATTCATCTTATTTTTGTGTAGAAGTTATAGAAGTACTTCCACTTTATTTGGTGCATCGCAATGAGTGTGACTACAAGTTATAGCTTAACGGGAGATGAGGCAAGAGCAGAATCTTTACTTGGGTTTGCCTATCTCCAGTTATCCATTCTTCTTGAAGGTATGAAGTTTCAGAACTTAAAGCAGAATGTTCGCACAGTTATACTTAGTGATAACTCAGTTATCAGATGCACTTCTTACTTTGGTATTAATAGAATTGAAATTTATTCTCCTGTAGTCACTGGTGGTGAAGAAGAAATAGAGATTACAGAAGCGAAAGAGTACTATTTAATTCATCTTATTAGTACTGGAGTATCGTATGGTACTCTATATAGAATAACTGATAAAATAGAACGAGTTCAGAATTTGTACTTAACTAACGATCCTTACGAACATCGTAATGATTACTGGGATGCAGGAGATGCGATAGAAAGATATGTCGAGAGTTGTGCTAGTGTACAAGTAAAGACAGCTAATACTGCAGCAGAACCTTTCTGGTATCCAGTAAATACTAAGAATGACTGGCATCAAAAACAATTTACTTTTGTTGGTTATCCTTACTGGTTTGCTGCAGGGCTAGTGAAAATAACTAATTACAGTAATACTTGGGCGCATCCAGGAATATTTGCATTCTATAGAATTCACTGGAATATAAGTGCGGCAACAGGTGGTACAGTTCCTAACTATCATATGCTTAGAACTATAGATCACGAGAAGAGAATATACAGACCATTAGTTACTGAGTGGTATGGTGACCTTGGGCAATTATTTTCTATTACTACTGCAAATAGAATATATGGAAAGACTAGTTACACAAAAACTAAGCAAGGCACAATAGAAAGAACACTGGAAAGAGTTCATTCAACTGGGAATGGTACATCAAACTATCCTGCTTACCCGCAAAACTGGTTAATGTATTTCTTTCCTTTTGTTCCATATCTGTGGGAGATTCCAGGGTTTTCTAGTTTACTTAGGTGGAATAGAAATGAGAGTGCTTATGGCCAGTGTATGACACCAGAGCAAGGTACGGGGCTACATGACTGGTCTTACTCGTATTTTAGGATGCCAGATGAGACAGAGATAACTAACTTAGTTTGTAGCGATAGCGCAAATTTTTCTTACCCTCCGGAAATAAAAAATACTTTTAAAGACCCACGTCCAGTATTGTGGGAGTACTTTCCTGGCGATCCTTGGCCGCACGATACTGGACAAGAAGCAAGTGGCTCATGGACAGATACTACTGATGGAAGTTCTAGCTGGTCTGTGGAGGTTATAAAGAGTCAGATAATAGGACCAGTATGTAATGGAGATATTCTCAGAGTAGAAAACAATTTAACTATAACGACAAGCAGTGAGTATAACACATCTAATAACTATACAAAAGATACTAACATGCCAAATGTTTACTATACTTGGAGGCCTATCTATCCAAATTATTTTTGGGGAAGCCGAGATACTGTTCCTTGTGACTTCTATGAAAAAGACACAGCCACATTACGGTCTAATAAGCTACAAAGTGTAAATGGAACTCTGTCATCTAAAGTTTATATTGGAGATACTGTAGCGCTGGTAGGTAATAGTTCTATGTCTTTTACTGCTACCTATACCGAGAATACTGACTATGCCGGAGAGGGTCACTTAATAGTTTACGAGTGGAGACAACCAGTTGATGCCAACAGAGTAAGATCTGAGTCTGCGGGTTCGCGTACTGATCATATTCACATAACTTCTGATGTTGTAAGAAATATGCAAGTATTTGACATACTTGACTATAATGCAGAATCTAACTATACTGCATACACAACAGAGAATGGAGTTACAGTATCTAAAATCTGCAAAGCAGTTGCTTTTGTATATAAAGAGATAACAACATCTCATACTATTAACAGAGAAATAGTTAGACGCTGGGAAAACTACGATCAATCTGGACATTGGACTAATAGATTAGGTAATACGGTTGGTGTAGACTTTGATGACGCAGGCACGAAGGGTCCACAGATTACAGATACAGATACTATTGCTATTAATAGCACACGCACAGTTATATACAAGTTATACTTCAGTATTCCAGAAATTAATATAGTTCGCACTGTGGTGCTAGCTACCTTTGACTGTACGTTATCAAGTGCTAGTGTGTACAGATGTCACGGAATAGATATTAAATTCTTTGATAATATTTTATTTGTTACTTATGACTACGAGAAATTTGAACAAACTGGAAATGTTGATCCTGCTTATGATTCAGCTAGAAATTACGAAGACTGGTATGTTAACAATGCAGGAGAAATTTTATGGAAGAATGAAAAAAGAGTTATATATATTCTTAAATATGACGAGCAATCTAATGACTGGATTGAACTAATTGATGAGCAAGAACCAGTTAATGAAGAGTACTATGGAGTAGGAGTAAGAAAAGTAAAATTTTCTAATACTAGAAGGGAGAAGAAAATATGAGTAAGCATAATGTTTTTGTTGTTCCTGGGAATATAGACAGCGCATACCCGGGAACTGTTGTTAATAATGTACAAACAGTAGTTGGTAACAGACTTCGGAAAGCGACTAGCGAAGCTAATGACCTTATGGATGAAGCAAAGTCTTATCTTAGTGATATAAAGGCTTTAATGAAAGGGTTAAAATTAGACGAGTTAGAACCACTAGCTATTGATGAAGATATAGATAATATTATATCTAAACTCATAGACCATATTCCATCTACTGATGAGTTAAACTTTGCTATCGAAGCAATAGAAGCATTTGATGTAGATGACGAACCTCAGGGTCTTGATAAATTACAAGAAGTTGAACGTGTAGAAGTTACTGGTGCTAAAAGTATTTTAGACAGCTTAATTGGTAAATGGCTTACTAAATTAACACAAGATGGTACTGGCTTAGACCCAGTAGTAGAAGAAAATATATGGAAGAGTTTCTTATTTCGGCAGCAAATAGAAAATGAAAGGCTTGTAAGAGAAGCAGAAAACTACTATGCATCTAAGGGATTTACTTTACCACCTGGAACACTTCAAGGAAAAGTAAATGAGTTATTGCTTGCTGCAGAAGCTACGAATAGAGATCAAATTAGAACAATCTCTATAGAGCAGGCAAAACTTGCACAGACAAATACACACTTTATTATGCAAGAATCTTTAAACGCAGGAATACGTATTCTTGCTGACGAGTGTGAAAGAATTGTTAAATTTAGAACAACTGTTATGGAGGAGTACACAGCACGACTTGATTATATAAGACTCAAAGTGGCAGCATACGAAGCAAGATGTAATGCATTAGCTAAGTTGTTAAATGCAAGGACAGGAGTATTTTCTGCACTAGCTGCTGCTGCCTCAGCTGAGATACAAAGTAAGTTAGGCGTAGCTGAGTTAAAACTTAAAGAAAGAATAGCTAATATGGATATTAAGTTAAAAGAAATTGAGTATGAAATTGAAAGAGCTAAACAGTACTATGGGATACAGATAGAAGCTGCAAGAACTGCAGCAAATGTTATGTCTCAGTTGTGCGCAAGTACTTTATCAAGTGTTCACACACAAGCTTCCATTGGAGTACAAGCAGGAATATCTAATAGTTCGTCTGTGTCTGTTGGAGCTTCATGGCAGGATAGTGATATTTACAGTGAGACAGTAAACAAGAATGTATAATAAAGGAGGATTACAATGGGAATGGTATCAATCAGTAGAGAAGATTATCCTAATGCTGCAGGAAGCCATGCTGGCAGTGAAAACATTGATGAATGGCTGAAGAAGAAGTATGCTATTAGCCAGCAAACAGCAGATGCTAATACAATGCTAGCTGATGCACGACGGATTGAAGCAGATAGTTTAGCTAAGCAAAGAAATTGGGAGTGGAATCCAGACTTAGAATCATCTAAAGGAGTTGGAGGATATAGATTTCTTGATCTTGCTAGGCAGAAAAATTTAGATGCGTCAGCTATTGCTCGCGATAATGCTGAGATTAGTAAGTTAGGGGAAGAAACTGAAAGACTAGCAATGCAAAATAAACTTGAGTCTGAGTTGTATGGAGATACTTTTAATGCTGCACGTGCAGCTTTAGCTTCTAAACGAATGCTTGGTATCGGTGAACAACAGGCATACGGACAGGCAGTTAATAAAAAGATTGCTGAAAGAAATAGAATCACTGGAGAAAACAATCCATTAATAGCTACATTTCAAGGTGGTAATCCAGTATTTGAAAACATAGATAAAGGGCCATCTCCGCTATCAGAAAGAGATGTATTTGATTTATCTGCTAGTGGAGATGCACTAGCAAGAGAAAATCCATATACACTTGAAGCGCGAGAGCGAATCAAACGAAGACTTGCTATAAATAAAGCAAGTAGAAACACTCCATATACAGCTGAATATAATATGTGGTAAGGAGATTATAAATGTCATTACTTGAAAAGTTATTAGCTGAAGATAGCGATTCCAATTCTCCATTTAAGCAAGATATGCAACTCGAAGCTGCAAAAAATAGAATTCTTGCGGAGCGTGGAATAAGGCAGCAATTAGAATATGATACTGATAAAGAGAAGATGATTTCTGACCCGTCAATCAGAAACTCAATACTTGCTCATGTAGCTAGGTCTGCAATGCCAGCAAATAAAGCAGCTAAGTTGCCACAGAATGCTTCGTTTGAACGAGCATTGCTGAACATTGATGAAGATGACCCGAGAAGGGAGATGTATACTAAGTTAGCTTCGGACCTTCCGAATGTTCTGAGTAATACACCTTCAGGAACTAATCCTGGATTAACTATTGCTAATGAAATTCAAAGAAGAGAGAAAGAGATTAAACCAAAAATCTTTGAGTATATTAGAAATCAAAGAAGTAGTTTCTTTGGGAAAGAACCTGCACCTGTTGATGGATATGAAGAGTGGGAGAGAAAGCATCCTGAGACCAGTAGTCCAGTATCTAACTTCCTATTCGGTGCTGGTATGCAAGGCGCAGCTGAGTTCTTAAAGAGTTATGGTTCTTCTGCTGTTGCTGGGGGTACAGTTCCTAAGTTTGCAAAGGCTGCACTGAATGTTGGAAAGATATTATCATTCCTGCCTACAACTCCTACTCCAATGGGCATTGCAGGTAAGTTAGCTTCTGCTGGTTTGATGACTGTTGGCGGTATGTTTATTGCTGATAAACTTAAAACAAAAATGGTTGAGTCTGGAGCAGTTGAACTTAGCGAGAATCCCATAAAGAGAATAGGGCAAGAACTTGCATTCGGAGCGCCTGGTTTTCTTGCAGCACCTAAAATTGCTGGCTATGGAATTGGAAAGATACACGGAGCAGTTAAAGGTGCTTTATCAAAAGAATCTTTTAATTTTAGCAAAGCGATTGAACAAGGATTTGAAGGGTTTGCTGGCAAACCTAAAGATGTTCAATACGAAAAAGATTTAGCTGCACTACATGATTATAAAGTTGAACAAGAAGCAGCAAGAACTGCTAAACTTCAGAAGTTATTACCTGAAGATGAAGATGCAGTTCTCAGAGGAGAACTGACTAGGGACGAAGCCATCAAGAAAAGGATGACTATTAATCTTGAAGAGGAAGCAGCTACTCATGCCAGGCAAATAGAAGATTTAATTTCTGAAGCGCAGAAGTTAAGAGAAGCTGATTCAACTCTTACTTATGAACAGTCTGTTGAGCTAGCAAGAAGAAGGGTAGCACCTGATGATGTGCAGCAATTAGATGATATTGATTTCCTGAGAAAGAAAGGTTGGGACGAGGAAAGAATATGGGGTGCGACTCCACAAGAAAGATATGCTATGAGAGATGCATACGAGAGAGTAGGCCCAATGCTTCCTGCTGTTGTAAAAGACTTTAAGAATATGATGCCTGTTCCAGTTGTCCATAAACTAACTGATCCTATAATAAGAAATCAACCTATTGAGATGGGTGTTGGTAACTATAAACCTAATGTTATAGTTCAGCCTATTAAGAATGCTACTGAAAGAGCACAAGAAATGCTGGCAAAAACTTATGATGATGAGATTCCTTTTGCTGTTAAGCAGGGCATGCCAGATAACCTTGCAATAGATGAGAATGCAAGTAGTATTTTCAAAGCATTTAAGACTGACTTAACAGCACCATCTGCATCTAGTGTAATTTCAACTGTAACTAAAACAGGTGCAGTTAAAACAGTTCCAAAGATAGTTCCTAAGGTTCCAGCTAAAGTACTAACTGCTTTAGAAGAACACGCTAACTTAATTGCTCAAACTAGAGCAGCAGGTGAAGCAATTGCTAAAGGTTCTACGTCGAACAAAGAAAAATTTACCGCACTTGGAAAACTTTATAGTAATTCCATGCGAGAAGTTGACTTAATATCTGCTAAGCATAAACTTGGCAACAATGAAGGTGTTGCATATAAGAGAGCAATTAAAAGATTAAATCAAGACCTTGAAGGATTAGTTGGTGATACTACAGCGGCAGAGAAGATAGCTAAAGATGAATTAGATGATATGGTCGGAGGACTTACTACAAGTACTTCTGCTAAGAGCAATTTATCAAAGGCTGCTAAAGCTGCTGCAACTGAACAACAAAAGAAGGCAGAATGGAATACTATTACTGGTGGCGGAAAAGTAACTAAAGAAGATCTTATTGCTAATAAGAATGGTATACAAGAAAAGATTATGGCTTGGCAAAAGAAGTGGAAAGGACAGATGGTTGGTGCCGCAGTAGCTGCTCCTGCACTGGTTGCTCTTAGTTCTATACTTCCTTCTGATGCTGATGCTGCTCCATTCAATGGAAGATATATTGCTCCTGCTCTTGCAGAAGTAATTAAAATGTCTGACAATCCAATAGATAAGATGGCAGCTAAGATGATTGCAGCAGGTCATGGTTCTCCTGTTCTTTCAGAAGATAAGCAACAGATAAAGTATATGATGAAAGGTTATAGTTTTGCACCTGATGATGTTACTATATTTCCGCAGTCAAAAGTACATAGTATTATCGATAAGATATTATCTCCTCATACTCGTGGAGAGTTACACTTTAATGCTAGAGATAAAAAGACAGGAGCTAGATTACCGTATAATCCTGCTGTTGAAATAGCTGATAGGAGCCAAGTTGCTGCTGCTAATACACAAGCTGCTTTAACTGCTGTTAAAGAAATTCTCAAGGCTAATGGGATTGGAGATAATTTAGATGATATCATCAGAGATACAACTCCTTTACTTCAGAAGTATCATCAGACAATTAATCTGGAGGCTCCGTACTATAAAGCAAAGATTGCTATGTTTGATGATGTGTTGGCTGGTAAATATAAGAGTGCTGCGGATTCAAAGTTAGCTAGCTTAAGTAAGAACATTAGAATGGTCGGCAAGAAAAACCTGAGTCGCTTAGATGATGAAGACAGAGCAATGATAGATATACTCACTAAGGAAAAAGAAAAATTCTCTAAATCTCTAGCTGACCTACAACCAACTATTGATAACTTTGCAGTTGAATATGAGAAAACTATGAAAGATGTAGCTAGAAAGTATTCTACTGCAAGGGTTGCGTTGGCTGCTGATGGAACTGGAATGAGTGCAGATAACCCATGGCTTGCAAACCTATTAACTCCCAACGAGAGAACTGCAGTAGAAAAGATTACAGATATCAATAGAGTGTTTGCTGTTAGGATGGAAGAGGTTGGACATAAAACTTTATCAGGTCCTTATATGCATCACGCTCGGCATCCTTTAGCAGACTTCTCTAAAGACTTTGAACACCTTGCTAATCTCAATGGAGGTAATGCAGATGAAGCAATGAGAATGGTAAACTTCTACCACAGACAGTCTGGCTCTAGGCTTATGATTCCTGACACAGCTTATGTTATGGGAAAGTATTTACCTGATGCTGCAAAGAGAATTGAAATTGCTGACTTTTGGAAGATGTATAAACCAGGTGGTTGGGATGCAGTTAGAAGGCAGATGAATGCGATGGGTGGGTTCGATGGAGCTAAGAAGATGTTGGATGATATTAGAACTGCGTTCGACCCAGCAGATGTTTATCCAGCAGCTAAGTGGCTTAACAGATATACAGCATTTGAAGTAGCCAGACTCCTCGCTCTCAGTCCATCAGTATCCTTTAAACATATTCTGAAAACCATGGGAAACTTTGCAATATTTCCTGGCAGTACTTCAGTAGAAGCTGTTGGGCATACACCTGGACTATGGAGCAGACAGGTTGCACAGAACATGGTAGGAGATGCATATAGAGGAACTGACAGAGTTGCTGATTTAGCAAGAGCTTACACTACTCAATCTCACATCTACGCAGCTGTATCTGACATGGCTCCTTATGAACTCCCAGTTAATGTGTTTGACAAATGGCTGACCAAATGGAATCAAGTTGGTTCTTCTTTTGTTAACGGAGTTGAGATGTGGGACAGAGGGCAGACATTTAATAGTGCTATGATAATGGCAGCTAAGAAAGGAATGACTCCTGAACAAGCAAGGTATGCTCTTATGGATAGCGTATTGAAAGTTAATTTCTTAACTGGGCCCAACAATCCTAAATGGTTGAAAGATCCATTCATTAGAACTATGATGATGTTTCAAGGTACTCCATTTAAGATACTGGAACAGAGAATGATGATGTCTTATCAAGCTGGAAAGGATGTGAAGAGAACACTGGATTTGCTAGCTAAGTTGAAGAATGATGTTAAGATTGGAGAGAATAATTTCAAGTGGCACATGCTTAAAGATGAACTGACAAAATCAAAAGACATTTATGGAACACCTTATACTTCTCAGTTCCTCAGGCAGATGATGGTTATTGGTGGGGTTATTTATACTGGTAATAAAGCATTTGACTCTGACCTCTGGGGTCATGTAGTGCATATTCCAGGCGTGCAGTTAAAGGAAAAAGGAATTCAACTTGGTGTTAATCCTATTGTCAGTGCAGCTTATATGGCATCCAAACCTACTCCTCCAAAGGAAGGTGAAGCCGCTGAAGATGATAACTGGCTGTCAAGATTCTTTTCTAAGTGGATGGGTACTTCGGGATTCCCAGCTATCGCTCGTAAGATAGCTAGGTTGAGAGATGATGATATTCCTGCCATATACAAAGAAGGAAAGTTAAGTTATCTCTTTGGTGTGCCTAGACTTAAGGATAGCGAAGAAGAATAAATTTAATCAACGTCAAAATTCGACATATCTTGGAACGACTCTCCAGCATTGTGCCGCTGGAGAGTCACTACAAGATATGGATACATCATTTTCCAGTAGAATACATGCTCACTCCGTGGAACTAATTTACATCTTGGTATGCTCCAAGCTAATTCCATTTCAACAGCGAACAGTGCGAAGGTTGGGACAGTAAATATCTTACCAGTTACAAGGTAAAAGTATATTGGTCGTCTACTAAAGTAACAGTAGCATCTTACAACATTATTCCTGTCACAATTTTCGCAGTATTCGTAATCCATTTACTTCACCACATCCAAGAACACAGGAAATCTTGGAACTCCTTTGCCAGTAGTCATTGCTTGATACTTAACTTTTATTTTCTTGCCAATTAAATCTGCTTTGTTTTTCCAGAACACAACTCTTTGCTCTGCTGTTAAGCCAGTACCTACATTGAATACTGTTCCCTCTGTACTGCCGCACACAAATGCTCCGAGTGTGCCCTTTGGATTACCAGTAATTGATATTTCTTCTTGCATACCAAGTACTGTATAAGTATCCCACTGATGTGGTTTGAACTTCATAATATCAGTTGAACGTTTCCTTTGATACTGGCTTAGTGTATTTCTAATAACAAATCCCTCATACCCTTTATCAATTACAGTAGAGTAGAATTCCATTATCTCTCCAATATCTCTGACAAATTGTGGCTCAACTATCTTTATAGCTGGGTTGTTCAAACGGTATGTTAACTTATTAAGTTTAGCAATACGTGTTATCTGTGCATCATTGCTTATAACATCAAAGATATGATACTCAATCATTTCTGACTTCTTATGAATGTTTACACTGCGTGAAGTTATACTTACTATCTCCTCAAACTTCATACCGTGGCAGTATAATTCACCGTCCAACTCAATGTTGATTCCTTTAAATGCTTTAAGCAATGCCTCATTGATGTGAGGTACCAGACTTATTATATTATTCTCACTTGATACTAGTAGTACTTGGTCATCATTGATGACTGCTCTGCATCTTACACCATCTAATTTTGGTTGAATAAGATATGGAGAAGTCCAAGTTGCTAATCGCTTTTCTTCAAAGGGATAGCATAACATAATACCACTGCGCTTTCTTGTTTGCTTTGTAGGCTCGTCATCTATAACAGGGATATCAAACATCTTATTTCTCCTTTAACTTAGTTGATTTATACCACACTCCACCAGCTCCACCAGGTCCTCTGAACACTCTCTCTGCTGCACCTGTGCGAAGTACTGTTTCAATGCAGTTATTAAATTTGTTGGCATCAATATCTCTCCATGTTAGTGCAAGTAATTTCTTCTCAGATATAATACCATGCTCCAGTATTAATTGCATAACAGTATCAACTTCGCCTGCTATATCTGACTTGCCAATAGCTCTAAACACCATTCCCATATTAAACTCAACTGATTCTATATCCTCTATTGCTTGCATCACATGACGCCACTCTATTATTAAGTCATTACTTTCACTGGCTGCCCTATTGATTGCCATCTTCAGAATATACATTGGCTTCCTACTATACCATCCAGCGAATGATTTATCCAAGCATATTCTCTTGCTATCTTTCTCATCGTAAGCCATGTACCATGCTTTCCAGTTGTTGTCTGCCTCTGCACTCATCTCATAGTTGCCAGCGATTCTAGAAATCTGATACAAATCTTTAATCAATTTATCTTGCATTTCCTTTTCAGCTTTAGTCATTGAAGGCTTAGGGGACTTACATTTCTTATCATTAGCCCAAATAAATAAGATACGAGAAGTCAATCCACCTCCAACAGCAGAAGCTGGTAGACAGGATGCAAGTGATTCTGGAGTTGTAGCTGCCAACAGATTAACAAACACAGAAGGGATTACATTACTGCCTGAGTTCTTAGTTCTATACTTGACTGGCATTTCCGAGCAGTCAAACATATCAGTTAAGAACACAATCATCTTTGTGTTATCTTTCTTCTGCCCAATGAATGACTCGAACTCTTTAGAGATAATACTAATGGAAGCATGACGAAAGTTCTCTCCGTCAGGCATTGGTTCGTCCATAGCAGCATTCTCCAAATCTTGTAGCAATGCTTCCTTTGTTATCTGGTCTGCTGACATTACAACATCTGGTATCTCTGACAGTATCTTTACCCCAAAGTTAATTGCTTGCGACTTCCTTGCAATCCCAGGTTCGGCTACAAAGACTAAGTAGAGATTAGGGTAGTAGTTTATTCTGCCATATGGAAGTTTAACTTTCTTTCTCAGTGCTGCAGCAATCAATGAATGAGCTGTCCACTTATCATAGACTGCTGCTGGTTCAGTGTTCTTCATGAATTCTTGGTAGTGCTCAATCCACCCCTTAACATTCCGCATCATCAAGCTCCTTATTAAACATTCTTCGCAATGCCATCTTCAATTCAACATTCTTCTGTGTTGGATTAGTCTTTACCTTTGCAAGATTTACAAAGGAAGTCAATTCATTTTTCATATCATCAAGACGCTTGATGACTCTGGAGATATTAATATTAGTTGTATGAGGGAGGCCTCTTAAACAATCATAAGATATTGTTATCGGAAGCAACAGCACATCATATGATGCAGCTATGTGGCGAGTGCCTTTTACTTGGTGGTAGACAACTATTTTTGACATACTTATTTTAGCTATACTTATTGTGTTGTCAGTATGATACATCACCTTTAAGTTTTCCCATAACTGACTCATCATTTGCTGTTGTTCTTTCATACTTGTTACAGCAACTACAGTTTGCATATCTATTCCTCCGTTGTTTCCAAGTCTAGTATATCAAAGTCAGCACTATCCTCCATATCACCCCAGTGTGTGCCAACTTTAAAGTCAATACCTATTGTGAACTCTTCAAAGCCAATCTTGATTGGGCGAACCAAGCACTCAGTCAGCATTTCCTTTGTTCGATTGATTGCGGCAGGAGTGTTATCACACTGAACATAGATAGCATCATGCAACTGAAGCATTATATCAATCTCATCTCCATACTTATCATACAGAATTCGCATAGATTGATTTAGAAAATCTCCAACTGTTGATTGAGGTTTAAAAGAGTAAGCACTTCTGAACAGAGAATCACCCCAGATATCAAGGAATCTATGACGCCTTCCAAGTGGAGTGGTTAATGTTCTAGTGGTACGGAGTTCATTCTGAATACTTGAATACCATACCTTCAATAAAGGATTAGCTTTATGATACAGTCCCAATAGAATCTTTGCTTCTTTCAACTCAATGCCCAACTGGTCTGCTACTACCTGAGGTCCAGCAGAATAAGAACAAGCATGACGAAGAGTCTTACCAATCTTTCTTATATCCTTTGTTACTTGGTCATAAGGAATTTGGAACATCTCACTCGCTGTTAGCTTATGCACATCATAAGCATCTTGTTCTTCTGTTGTGGTTGCATTAAATGCTTTCTTAAAGAAATGCTGTAACTTCACATCACCAATTAAGTAAGCAACAACAACAGCTTCTGCTTGTTTATAGTCTGCAGCTACCCATATCTTTCCTTCATCACAACAATACATCTTCCTAGCTTCAGGAGGAATGTTTTGAAGGTTACCAGAACCATAGGCAAGGATGATTGAAGCAGATGAACTCCATCTACCAAATGATTTCCTTCCTTCTGTTTCTTTTGATGAACCAGTAATGTTATAGGAAGTATGGTATCTTCCAGCAGGAGAAGGCTCAGCCTCAAAGAAAGTCATCAACTTCAATAAACGCTTATAGTCAAGTATCTTTGTAAGCCAAGTATGAGCAGGATACTTCCTTGCCAATCTTTTCATAGCTTTAGCATCTGTTGTCATTACTCTTGTCTGCTCAACAGACTTTCTTCTTTTGAACTGGGGCTCTAATCCTAATTCATAGTAGAGTAGTTGTTGCATTTGTTTAGGACTGTTAAAGTTAATTGGCTTCTTGAACTGGTCATCTAATTCAGCCTTCAGAGCATTTGATTTTGCTAATGTCTCAGCTATCAATTCCTGTCTGCGTTGAAGGTCACACTTGACTCCTCTTAGCTGCATCATGATAGCAGGATCAAGCATACTCATCTCGAACTTAAATATCTCCTCACAATTTTGCTTCTTTATTTCTTTCTCTAATGGTTCACAAAGAGCAAAGGTTCTGATAGCATCGAGAACATTGTATACTGCTGCATCTACCCGAGCTAAGTTTTTCCATGGCTGCACATCCAATACTATTGAGCTAACAAAGCCAAGGTCTCTTGGAAATTCTGGCCATATAATATGAGAAGCAATCAGTGTATCCATGTAAACATTCTCAAACAGCACTCCATGATGATGCCACATAACTGCTTTATCATATGAAGCATTGTGCATTATTGACTCGCACTCTTTAGCTACTTGTCCAAGTTTCTGCCACAACTGTGCTTCTTGTCTTGGATTCATAGTAGATACATTGTTCTTCATATTATAGAAGCTCATCCCATACACAGGACTGTCGGCTACACCAAGAAGATATGGATATGCTGTCCCTATATGTGCTTCAATATCAAAGGCAAACCTTTTCTTTCCTGCTCTGATTGTTTCCAGATAATCCATGAACATTTCATATGTAGCTGGTGCAATGTATCTTGTCTTATCTAATTCATTAGCAGGATTCTCTGAGTGGTATAATGCTTTCCTCACATCAAACACAGTAATAGGAAACAACTTCCATTCATAGTTGATTGCTCTTGGATGATAGGTTGGGATTACCTTTAAGCCAGGAACTAAAGTAGATTGAATAGCATAACCACGAGCTTCTGAAATTCTCTTTATTCCAGTAAGCGCCCATAGTGCGTAAGCTCCCATAGCTACAACTACATTTGGGCGATTGGCTTCTAATTCAAGCCTCAGCTGTTCAATCCATTCTACTAACTCTGGCTTTGGTACTGTACATTTAGAGTCATAAAAGAAATAACTCATGTTGTTGGCTGGTGGACGACGTAGTGCAACATTCCTAATCCTCACATCTCTTCTGTTGATACCATTCTGGGATAGGATTAAGTTAAACGTTTTACCTGAACCATGCATATTCTGAAAAGGTAATCCTGTCTGCTCTTCCAGTTCCTCAGGAGCTTCCCCTAGAAAGAATATCTTTGAGTCAGGTGGTCCTGTTGTCTTGCAAGTCATCTAATGTAATCCTCCTTTTATTAAACTGTTTAATCTATCTTCTGCTTCTCCAGATTCATGTGCTGTTCTGTCGCTTCCAATCATCTGCAAAAGCAGTGAGCCAACGTGTGCTAGCCTCACTGCCAGTGCATATGTTATGGAATTGTCTCCAGCTTCTTTACCATCAACAGCAATGTAGATATTATTGTTGTCAGCCATGATTGTGATAGTAGACTTTTCCATAGTTCCTCCTAGTTACTTGTAACCAGTTTGCTTGATTCAGTTAGTATATCTTCTGGAGAATAAACACTACCACACTCTATACAACGAAAGTAGTTCATGGCTACCAGCTGAGGTTTACCAGTTGGTGAGTAGATAGAAGGCACTACTTTGTAAGATTGAACTGGTTCAAAGAATAACTTTCCGCAGGAACATACAACTGTTTTAAGTTTGCTCAGGTCTACTTGGATTGGTTGTTGTAATGGATTCATCTGACTCATTTTTTATTCTCCCTTAGCTTTAAAGTAATTATGAACTCTCGTCTTAGCCAGCGAGAAAGACTCAACTGAAAGTTCACAGGTTATAGGATACATACTCAAATCCAAGCAAGCTTCCAATGTAGCATGACTGCCTGCGAATGGATCGAATACAACTGCTCCCGCCATACCCAGCCTATTCAACAATTCTTTCAAAAGAGCAACAGGTTTTTCTGCTTGATGAATCCTAACTGAAGGTGTAACAAGTGGGCACTGAATCCAATCCACTTTACCTTCAACTACTATTCTAGAATCAACTTTACGAGCAAAGAGAGCTGCTTCATATCCAGCAGAGAACCACTTCGATGGAGCATTGTTCTGGCCACTTTCATTCTTCACCCATATGATTGGCCTTTGTGAGCAGTTCCAACCAGCAGCCTCAAACAAAGTCTTCACTATTCCAAAGTTACTAATTGCACAGAACACAACAGCAAAGCCTGTATCCTTTACTATCCTGCTGCTTTCAATAGCTAGTTTGCCAATCAATTCCATAGATTCTTCATGCCCATCTTCATAGGTGGTTCCAG